AACAGAACGTACCAATCAAAGCATTTGTAGTAGGTAAAGATGTTACTACACAGCAAGAAATGGATAGGGCAATAGTTAATACTGCTACTTTTGGATAACGAAAATACAACAAAAAATATAACAAATTGTTACATTACTATATTAATTAATAAATAAATACAAAATTATGAGTACAAACATTTTATACAGGCAACTAGATGCAGCCACCGACCAATTAGCGTTGTCGGTTGACACTACTTTAGATGCTGGGGATAGCGGTAAAACTATCCTATTAGATGCTGTAGGTGAAGCAATCACACTACCAGCACCTATAGCGGGGGTAAACTACAAATTCCTAGTAACAGCAGCAGTAATCACAAGTGCGTGGACTGTAGCAGCAACAGGGGCGCTAATTTATGGGAGCGTTACCGAAGCGGGTCTAGTACAGCTAGCATCAGCAGAAACAACTATTACAATAGTACACACAAAAGCAATACAAGGTGATTGGTTTACTTTAGAAAGTGACGGTACAAATTGGTATGTAGCAGGTCAGTTATCAGTAGCAGCAAGTTTCACAACTGCATAATATGGATTTAATAGAATTAATAATAGACGAAGATCAAGAACTAGACGGGGTGCAAGCTGTATCATTAGTGAGCGACCCAGCTATAGAGTCTGATTTTGTAGCACTAAAAAAACAAAAAGTTGCTTTAGCCGTTGTGAATGATGACAAACATATCTTGATGGGTGCTGCGTTAATTCCTGACAAACCAATATTTAGAGCCGATGAAGGCGGGGGGTATCATATCTTTTTTAGTGAAAAAACAGTAAGACAAGCATCAGAACTATTTTTAAAGAATGGTTTGCAGTCTGAAAGCACACTAGAACATCAAGTAGACCTACAAGGTAACACTGTAGTAGAGTCCTGGATAAAAGAAGATGAAATACATGACAAATCTGTAAAGTTTGGCATAGATGCACCCGTAGGTAGTTGGATTATATCAATGAAAATAAAAGATGACGATGTTTATAACTTAGCTAAGTCAGGCGAAATAAGAGGCTTCTCAATAGAGGGCTATTTTGCTGATAAATTAGTAGAAAGTAAAAAGCAAGTTACAGAAATTGATTTATACAACGATATAATGGAATTAATCGGTAGCGCAGAGTTTAAAAATTAAAATTAAAAACATGGACAAAGAATCTATTTTAAAAACCATTAAAGATTTAACGCAATATGTCGTTAATCTTGGTAAGGAAGAAGTTAAATTAGAGGAAGCCGCAGCTGTTGAAGTAGTAGAACAAGAAACAGTAGAACAAGTGGTAGAAGCTAAGGACACGGTAGGGGTCGAAAATGAGGTACAATTTGTATCTATGGACGATTTCAACAAAGCTATCGAAGACATTAAAGGGTTGTTTTCTAAACAATACGAAAAGTTTTCAGCAGAAAAAAAGGAACTCGAAAAGGAAAAAGAAGAATTAAAAGTAGAGTTATCTAAAAAGCCTGACGCAGCGAAAATAAACCATTCGCCAGCTGAGGTTAAACAAGTGGAATTATCAACAACAGCAGATAGAATACTGTTTGCAATTAAAAATAAGAGAAATGGATAAAAAAGTAAATTTAGCCACTACGCAAACTGTATCTAGCAACTATGCAGGTAAAGATGCTGGTGTTATTATAGGTGCAGCTTTTAAAGAAGCCGACACTTTGAGATTAGGACTATTAACAGTAGCCCAAAATGTGAATTATAAGCTGAATCTTAAAAAGATTGCTTATACTGACGGAACGACTGACTATACTTGTGGTTTTACACCAGCGGGTGCTGTTACGCTTTCTGAAAAAGTAATTACTCCTGAAAAGTTAATGAACTCTTTTCAAGTGTGTAAAGAAGATTACAGACAAACATGGTCAGAAGACTTGTTAGGTGCATCTGCAAATAATGTGATGCCATCTGATATTCAAGAGGCTATTTTAACAGAAGTATTAGCGTCTCAAGCTGAAAAAATCGATACCGATATTTGGACGGGATTAGCTGCTACTGATGGAGAATTTGCAGGGCTTATCGAACAATTCGATGCTGATGCTGCTATTATCAAAGATGGTAACGGTGTAACTGGTCCTGGTCATTCAGTATCAGAATCTACTGTACAAGCGGATATTAAACTAGCTTTAGCTGCTATTCCTGTTGCGTTAAGACGTAAGGATTTAGTTGTAGCTGTTTCGCCCGATGTTTTCCAAGCGTATATCTTTAAAATGATTTCATTAGGTCAAGCTAATGATGGAACTAGCGAGCCTAAACAAGCGCGTTTCGGTAGATATACTTTAACAGAAGTTAATGGTTTGCCAGATGACACTATCGTAGTTTACGAAAAGTCTAACGTTGTATTTGCTACAGGATTGTTAGGTGATCATAACAATATCCAAATCGCTGACGAAGACGAAATGGGATTGATGACGGGTCAAGTTCGTGGTAAACTTGTTTATAATGCGGGTGTAGGTTATTACAACTCTAACGAGATTGTACATTTATTGCTTACAACATAAGAAGTATTAACATGGGGGTTGATTTTTCAGCCCCTTTTTAAAAAAAATTAGATATGGCATGTGATGCACTAACGACAGGACGGGATAAGGCGTGTTTTAACCAAATTGCAGGTATAAAAAACGTATATTTCTCTACTGATGATTTGGGGGCTATTACTTATGACGTAACTGATACCGATGTTATTACTACTTTCGCTGGAACACCCGAATTTTTTAAATATGAAATGAGGGGTACTAACAACACTTTTGATGCGGGTACGATAAACAAAGATATGAATAACGGAACGGTATTCTTTACGCAGAATTTAACGGTTAATTTCGGTAAATTAGATAAGGCTACCCACAAGGAAATTAAACTATTAGTATGGGCTTCACCCACGGTAATAGTAGAAACTTATAACGGGGATTATTTTGTAATGGGATTGCTTAACGGCGCAGACGTAACTGGTGGTACTATACCTACAGGTGGAGCGAAAGCTGACTTTAGCGGATATTCTTTGACTATGACAGCCGAAGAAATAACGCCAGCTAACTTTTTAGACACTAATATAACAGATACTACGGCTACAGTTTCAGCTACTCAAATAACACCTTAATAAATTAGTTTTCATAGTTAATTAGGTTTGACCCTGCCCTACGTAATATTGTGGGGTGGGGTTTTTTATAAAACAAAACTCCCCTTTTTTTGTTATATTGTATATGAATATATTACTCGAATCTGCTTTACCGCAGACACTTAAATTTATACCTAGAGAATACCCATCTAATATAGATTATTCTATTACTAATGAGGGCACTAATACCACCGCTACAGGTACAGGTATTTCAGCGACTATATCAGGGGGTTATCTACAAATTACAGAGATTTTTACATTAGTAGAGGGTAATTTTTACAACTACGATATAACTAGCGGGGGTTTGATATACCGCGGTAGGATATATTGCACAAACCAAACGGTAAAAGATTTTACTATGGATAGTGGACTATACACGGAATCAACAACACGCGATAACGAATACGCAATTTATGGACAATAAAATACAATCTAATATACGTGTAGTTAATTTAGCTAACTACGTACAGCCAACAGTTGAGGAAGTACCAAGCAAGGAATATGTTACTTATGGTGATAAAAATAGCTATTTCTATTATCTTATAGACCGCGCTAGAGGTTCTGCAACTAACGGCAGCGTTATAAACTCTATCGTACAACAAATTTACGGTAAAGGATTAAATAGTGACGCGCTTAATGAAATGATTGATGTAGAGGATCAAAAGCGACTCGCAAACGATTTAAAACGTATGGGTCAATGTGCTATGCAAGTTCAATATTTTGGTAATAGAGCATCTGCAAAAGCTACACACATACCAGTTGAAACACTAGCACCCGAAAAAGCAAACGAAGATGGAGAAATAGAGGCGTACTACTATTCCAAAGATTGGTCTAAGGTTAAAAACGTTAAAGACCTAGAACGCATACCCGCTTTCGGCACTTCTGACGAGGGTTTAGAAATTATATATATCAAACCATACAACGCAGGGTTATTCTACTTTAGTGTGCCCGATTACCATGGTGGTTTGCAATATGCGAACTTAGAAGAAGAAATATCTAACTATCATATCAATAACGTACAGAATGGTCTAGCACCGAGTATGTTGATAAATGTAAACGGGGGTGTTCCTGAAACAGAAGAAAAAGCACGAAAGATAGAAGAGAAGTTTATAGAAAAATATAGCGGCTCGTCTAATGCGGGGCGTATGGTTTTGATGTTTAATGACAATGCAGAAAACGCGAGTAGCATAACGCCGATACCATTATCAGACGCATCAGAGCAGTATCAGTTTTTATCAGAAGAAGCTGCGCGTAAGATATTAATATCTCACAGGATTGTTAGCCCGCTATTAATGGGTATAAACACGGCTACGGGGTTTTCGTCTAACGCTGATGAACTGAAAGTAGCGAGTGTATTGACAGAATCAATGGTAATAGAACCATTTAGAATGTTATTGATCGACCAAGGTTTTAGCCCTTTAATGGAATTTAACGGTAAATCAGAAGACTTAGAATTTGAGTCTTTAAACCCTTTTGATAAGTTAGTAGAAGAAGAAATAGAGGAAGAAGTAGAGGAGATAGAAGAAACAGAACTATCTAGCCATGACTTTGACCATGAAATAGCGACAGAATTAATAGGGTTAGGTGAAGATGAAGACCTAGAAAACTGGGAATTGATAGATGAACGCGAGGTATTATATGACTACGAAGATGAACTAGACACGCAGATACACGAACTAAACAACCCTAAAGAATCGTTATTAAGTAAGATTAGAAACTTTGTAAGCACAGGAACAGCGATACCAAACGCTAAAAGCGAACAAGACGGGGAAAACTCGCAAGGTGTAAAGTTTAAGGTTCGTTATCAATATGCGCCGCTAAAAGTTAGTGAGAACAGCAGAGCATTCTGTAAATCTATGGTAAGTGCGTCTAAGGTGTACAGAAAAGAAGATATTATAAGAATGGATAACCAACCAGTAAACGCGGGATGGGGTTTAAATGGTGCTGATACCTATTCTATATGGTTATACAAAGGCGGTGGGGCTTGTCATCACAAATGGTTTAGAAAAACCTATGTACAGCGCAGTAAAACAAAGATAGATATTAATTCACCACTTGCGCCAACAATAAGTACAACAAAAGCAAGACAAGAGGGATTTAGACCTGAAGCAAACGACAGTAAAGTGAGTGTAGCACCCGTTAATATGCCTAACCAGGGGTTTGTAAACAAGTAGAGA